ATACATATAAAGATGACGGATATGTTGATACTGATGTGCAATTGAAAAAAGGGTATGATATGAAAGATAAGAGCCAAATGGTTCCTGGAGTGTCAACTACAACTCGTACACGCCCATTAATGATATCAGCACTAGAAATGTATATGAGAGAGCGAACTCCAGTAATTAGAAGTAAACGATTGATTCAAGAATTGTTTGTGTTTATTTGGTTAAATGGAAAAGCTCAATCGCAAAGCGGATACAATGATGACCTAGTTATGGCTTTTTGTATCGGGTTATGGTTACGTGATACCTCACTTAAATTAAGACAACAGGGTATTGAATTAACAAAACGGTCATTATCACAATTTCAAAAAACAGACCCGGTTATATATACCGGAAAACCTGCAGGCCAAGCTGACGGTTGGTCTTGGAATAACGGATATAATGATGAAGATTTAACGTGGCTTATCCGTTAAAATAGCCATTGTTCTGTAACTAGTTATATTTATAATAAAATTAATAATATTATGGCGTCTCTAAGAAAACGTTTACAAAATCTATTTAGCACAAACGTAATTGTTCGTGCATATGGTAAAGATAAATTACGTGTAGTCGATACAAATCGATTGCAAAGTGCTGGCAATTTAAACCAAGCAAAAATAACAGATCGTTATACTAGATTGCATGGTGCTAATCGACATATGGTTGGCGGAATGGGTGGATATGATTCTAACTATTATATGCATCAAAATCGTATGCAGTTATATGCTGATTATGAAATGATGGACAAAGATCCAATTATATCTTCAGCATTAGACATATATTCAGATGAATCAACATTAGCAGATCAATTTGGCGATGTATTAACAATTAAAACAAATAATACTCAAATACAAAAAATACTTTATAATTTATTTTATGATGTATTAAATATAGAATTTAATTTATGGACATGGATTCGTAACATGACAAAATATGGTGATTTCTTTTTAAAATTAGATATTGCTGATGAAATTGGCATATTAAATGCACGTCCATTTTCAAGTTATGAAGTAGAGCGTTGGGAAGAATATAATGATGCTACTGATGACTATGATATTAAATTTAAACATGTTTCTGATCAACAACAAAAACATGATGTATTTGAAATAGCACATTTTCGCGTATTATCAGACTCTAACTTTTTGCCATATGGTAGATCCATGTTAGAAGGAGCTCGTAAAGAATTTCAAAAATTAATGATGTTAGAAGATGCCATGTTAATACATCGTATTATGCGAGCACCAGAAAAACGTATTTTTAAAATTGATATTGGTAATATTCCACCAAATGAAGTAGACTCATTCATGGAATCAATTATCAATAAAATGAAAAAAATTCCACACGTTGATTCACAAACAGGAAATTATAATCTTAAATTTAATCTTAACAACATGTTAGAAGATTATTATTTACCTGTTAGAGGTGGACAATCATCAACATCTATAGATACATTACCTGGAATGACGTTTACGGGTATTGAAGATATTGAATATGTTAAAAATAAAATGATGGCTGCACTTAAAATACCTAAACCATTTTTAGGATATAGTGAAGCAGTAGAAGGCAAAACTACATTAGCATCAATGGATATTCGATTTGCTAGAACAATTGAACGACTTCAAAAAATTGTATGCTCTGAATTAACAAAGATTGCAATTGTACATTTATATGCACAAGGATTTGAAGGCGAAGATTTAATTGGATTTGAATTAGAATTAACAGCACCGTCAATTATTTATGATCAACAAAAAGTTGCATTAATGACTGAAAAAATGACATTAGCAACATCGATGAAAGATTCAAAATTACTTTCAGATAAATACGTATATGAATTTATATTTAACATGTCCGAAGATGAGTGGTTACAACAACGAACTGATATTGTAGAAGATTTAAAATTACGATTCCGTCAAAACCAAATCGAACAAGAAGGAAATGACCCAGCAATTACCGGAGAGTCATTTGGAACACCACACGATTTAGCATCAATACATATGAGTAGTGACGATGTTGAACAAAAAGATAAAGGCGGCCGTCCAAAAGAAGGAATTAAATTTGGTCAACATAAAAATGAATTTGGATGGGATCCTACAGGTGCTAAAACATTGAAACAAGCATTTAATCCAGAAAATCAAAGTACAGCATTTCAGCCTAATATACCAAGTCAATTATCAAAACCAATATCTGCAGAAAGCCATGATATATTAAAATACTTAAAAGGCAAAAAAGGAATAAAAATAATTACAGAATCATTAAAAAATAAACAGCAAACAATAGAAAACAATGATATAGGAACGATGTTAGATGAAAATAACATTTTATAAACTTTAATCATATTTATTAAAAAATAAAGTACTGACACAACATGAAGAAATTAAAACATTCAAAATATAAAAATACCGGTATTCTATTTGAATTGTTAGTAAGAAAATTAACGTCTGAGACATTATCATCAAATAAATCAGTTACTATTGATATTATTAAAAAATATTTTGGAAAAAATACCGAATTATCAAAAGAGTTACATTTATATAATTCATTGATAAAAGAACAATTTCGAAGTGAAGCATTAGGATTAGATTATATACGATCAATTAAAGCTTCACACAATACATTAAATCAGAGTGTATTAAAACGACAACGATACAATCTTATAAAAGAAATATCAGAAAAATTTGTATTTGATAACATGGCAAAAACACATGTTACTAATTATAAAGTATTAGCATCAGCATACATGATATTTGAATATGCAGAAACAGATAATCCAAAACAACTTATGGAGTGCAAATCTGCAATTTTAGCAAATGGACTACAAGGTAAAAAATTAGTAGAGAAAAAAGATCCGGTAATTGAGTCATTTGAATCACAGACAAAAGATATAAGATTATTAACGTATAAATTAATTATAGATAAATTTAACGAAAAATATTCAGGATTAGATGAATCGCAAAAACAATTATTAAATAAATACATTGTTAACGTAAATGATACTGTAGCATTAAAAGATTATATTCAAAGCATAATTCCAAAAATAAAAACACAATTATCAGAACACGCAAAACAAATTACAGATAAAGTAACAAAAATTAAAGTTAAAAAATTGTCTGAAATGTTATGTACAGTTGAAAATATGAAAACAATTAAAGAATCACATGTATTATCATTATTGCGATATTTTGATTTAATTCGCGAACTAAAAGAAATACACGTATGAAATCATTGATATTAGAAATGGCAAAACGGTTTCATGAAATAGTAGAAGACTCGTGCGAACAATGTGATAGACCTAAATCTAATTGTGTATGTGATGACGACTTGGATGAACAAAATGTAACGGGTGCAATTGCTGGATATAATACACCGAATGCATTTACTTCAGAAAAAAATTTTAAAAAGAAAACATTTAAATATGAAAATGTAAACACTCCGCCGTCTTATAAATTTGATAGTATGCATGAGCCAGAATCAGATGAAGAAGATCAATCAGATAAAAATTTTGCAGTAGGGCCTAATTCATCATGGCATAACGAATCTGCAGAATATCCAAATGATGACAAAGAATTAGAAAAAACTAGTCACATGTATAAAAAAGTGCAAGAAACAATAGATTTAAAATACGAACAACTTATTGAATCATATCGTAAATTTACTACAGATGATGCAACAACTACGCCGGAGCAAAAAGTTAAACGTACAATTCGAGAAGTATCAAAACGCTTACAAGAAATAGAGCAGCTAGTAACATATAGTTCTCGTTTAAAAACAGAATCTGGATTATCTAGAGACGGGTATGGAAAATCAGTAAATGAAGCATTAACAAAAATTTCAGAAAGATTAACAAAAATAGCGGAGCGAGTAAGATCACTAGGAGAATAACAATGTCAAAACAACTAATATTAGAATATATACCATTTACGCCATTTGAGTCATTATCAGAATCTTCTGGTGCTGCATATGGTGTCCCTGGGGGTGTTGTTGTACAAGGTGTTTTACAAAGAGCAGGTGCAAAAAATCAAAATGGCAGAATATATCCTAGAAATATTTTAGAACGAGAATGCAAACGATATCAGCAAGAATATATAGATCAACATAGGGCATTGGGTGAATTAGATCATCCAGAATCATCTGTAGTTAATTTAAACAATGTTTCACACAATGTTTTAAAGATATGGTGGAAAGGCGATGATTTATGCGGAGCAGTACAAATCTTAGAAACACCGTCGGGTAAGATTCTTAAAGAATTGTTTAAAGCTGGAATTACTTTAGGTATTTCAAGCCGCGGATTAGGTTCTGTTAAAGAATTACGTAGTGAGGGTGTAGTAGAAGTACAAGAAGACTTTGAATTAATATGTTGGGACTTTGTATCTAATCCATCTACACAGGGGGCATTTATGCGTCCTACGCACATGAACGAATCAATCAATAAACAAACCACCAATAACAAATATAATAAAGTAAACAGCATTATTACATCTATTTTATGTGATGATGGCAAATGTAGGATATAATTATGAGAACTCC